ATCTAAAATCACGAAGATTGAACTTTGTGAAAAGATTGGTCAAAAAGAAGGAATTCCTGTAAAGGAAATCTTTGAAACAGACAAAGACAGATGTGTCTTTGATTTTGAGAATGGACACTGGTGCTATGGTTTAGACTGCATAGTGTCAAAGAATTTTTATAATGAGCATATATTTGAAGGAGAAGCTTAATGCCACTAACATTAATGGACTATAAAAACTATACTAATAAACTTGGAACATTTTACAAAGACAATCCAGAAGATATGAAACTTCTTGATAACGTTAGGAAAATGGTTTCAAATCTAAATAAGGATTTAAGACGAGCTAATATGGACTATCAGTTTTATGTTAAATGCCAAGGACGCTTAGGTAAAAATAATCCTAACTATCATAAGTATACTTATGGTGGAGAATTTGGCTCTAATTACGGTTCTATTAGATTACCTGATGCCGTTAGATATGACGCTTATGTTTACAGACGTAGATCAAATCAGAGAATTTATTGATTTACTTTGAAATCATAGGTGGAACTAAATCAGAGAAGCAACTCGTTGAGGCTGCTTTCTGGTTTGCGTTGAAAGAACTGATGCCACGTAAAAAGAACCTTGATGTTCTATTTTCATTAGTAAAAATGGAAGGTAGCGAGGGAAATCAGGTCATGATCGAAAAAACGTTTCACGAAATTGAAATAAAGAAAGGTATGGCTCAAGCAGATTTGATTACAGCAGTATTCCATGAAATGGTCCATGTCCGACAATCAGAACGTGGTGTAGAAATGGATTTTGACTTAGATTATCTTGATAGACCATTTGAAATTGAAGCCTATAAATTACAAGAGTCAATGTTTGAAAAGTATAAATATATCCATGGAAACATTTAAAACATTTTTGGAGGAAGGCATGAGACCATTATCTCCTGCGGAATGGGATAAACCTAATTCGCAGACAAATGAACCTCGCCTTACTATTCTTAAGAGACTTATTCAACAAAAAGCAGATATAATCACAATAGATAATGAAACAATCAAGCTTGCTGATGATGAAAAGAACTATGGTTCGATAAAAGATTTTGAAGACAATCCCGGAAAAGCTTTTACTTTATATAAAACTAATGGTGATCAAATATCAAGCTCAAAGATTGCAAAATCACCAGTCTTTGGAGGAGGTAAAGGATCAGGCGGAGGAACAGAAAATACAGCATATGCTGAAACTCAGCAGTGCTATTGGTTAGCATCTATATTAAAAAATAAAGGAAAGCCTATTGAATTCTTTACACCCGAAGTATTAGAAAAAACAAAAGGCAGATGTTTTACTGGTAAATCTACTTTAGAAGATACTTTTGAAAAGCTTGATGCAGCTTGGGGAGTTTCAGCATATCATTCAGCCAATATATTAATAAGACAAGGATATGTTAATAGCAAGCATACATTCCATAGAGATTCAAAAGAGATGCAATACATCTATAAAGCAAAAGATACTGCTTTTAAAAATAGTGGATTGGGAAAATTAAAAGATGACAAATGGAACCCTGGTGATATATGGGCTATTGAAGATGGATTAGATTTAAAGAAAGAATTAGATATTACTTCGGTTGCAGCATTGAATCTTTCAATTAAAACTCTTTTAGACTCAAGAAGGTTAATACCTATATCTTTGAAAAAAGTAAAAAAGAAAGCAAAAATAGTAATACAGACTCCAGCAAGATCGGATTCACCTGCTTATAAAATGAATAAGATACTTCTTCAAAGTGGAAGAGGTAATTTTTGGTCAAATAAGATGGCAACCATATTGTTTAAACCTGATGGAAAAATGGATATAAGAGCTAACGCTCCTTTAGCAGCATCTAAATTTGAAATAGTTCAAAAGGCTGCAAGAGCGGGTGGTGCAGGTTGGACAGTGTTTATGGATTTTGCAAAGAGATATATGAGAGAAAACATTCCTCCATATACTACTGTAAAAGCTGCAGGACTTAAAATAGCAAAAGGTGATAAAACAGCTTCAGCTAATTTTAAAAAGATGGCTGTTAAATGTGATTCATCAGCAGCAAAGAATTGGGAAGCTGAATTAGCAAAGAAAGATAAAATTTGGATAGTAGCAAAATATGCAGCAGTACTTGCTTCATATGCGCTTATAACCAATAGAGGATCTAAAGCAGATAGCGTTGTAAATGCTATCGTTAATTATGCTGCATCAACTTCAGAAGATGCCAGTATTCACATAGTAGTAAAGGAAGGTTAAATGCACGAGTATAGATGTAAACTAGTTAAAGTCATTGATGGAGACACAGTAGATGTTGATATTGATCTAGGCTTTGATGTTTGGTTGAGAAACCAAAGAATTAGATTATATGGTATAGATACACCTGAATCCAGAACTTCTGATGAAGTTGAAAAAGTATATGGAAATGCTGCTAAAGACTTTTTAATCAAATGGACAAACTCTGGCGATTTATCTATAAAGACTCATAAAGATGATGCTAGAGGAAAATTTGGTAGAATACTTGGAGAAATCTGGTATGCTGGAGAGCATAATGTAAATCAACATTTAGTTGACAATCATCATGCTGTCAGGTATCATGGACAATCAAAAGAAGATATTCAAGAAGAGCATCTTAAAAATAGAGAAAAATTAAAACTGTGGGTGAATCAATCGTAATGTTAAGTTTAAAACAATATCTTAAAGAGTCTAAAAACACGCATATGACTCATATTGAAGACCGTGTAATTTACGACGGTGTAAAAGGTGCGCGTGATGCCATATTAGCATTAAGGTCTCTTAGAGATATGTTATCTGGCAATGCTTCAAAATCGGTTGATGTTACAGTTAAATGGGATGGAGCTCCGGCAGTATTTGCTGGATCTGATCCAAGAGACGGTAAGTTCTTTGTTGCTAAAAAAGGAATATTTAATAAGGATCCAAAGGTTTATAAAAGTCATGCAGATATTGATGCTGACACAAGTGGTGACTTATCTGATAAATTAAAAGCAGCCTTTGATGCATTAAAAGATGCTGGTATTAAAAATGTAATTCAAGGCGATATTATGTTTACAAAACCAGAGCTTAAAAAAGAAACTATTAGTGGTGAATCATATATAACATTTCACCCAAACACAATTGTTTATGCTGTACCAGCAAAATCAGATTTAGCTAAAAAGATGTTATCATCTAAAGTTGGTATAGTATTTCATACCTTATATAAAGGTGGAAGTTTTGAAGAAATGAAAGCTTCATTTGATATTAATGTAGATTATTTAAAAAACAAGAAAGGGCTATGGGCCGATGATGCACGTGTTCGCGATGTGTCTGGAACTGCGTTACTCACCGCCAAAGACACGAAGGACGTTACTAAATCGTTGTCAATTGCGGGCAAGATATTTAAAACGATCGCTTCTACGACACTTAGGGAAATTGAAAAAAATCCAGTTTTTGCCCAGACAATTGAAACGCATAATAACAAATATGTGAGAGCTGGACAAAGAATAACTAATACATCCAGACATGTAGACAGTTTAATTAAATTTATTAATGATAAATTTCAAAAAGAAATTGATAAAAGGTCTACTCCAGCTGGAAAATCAAAACAAGTAGGTGAACGAGATAAAATGCTTTCGTTCTTCTCAACAAAAAATAAAAAGAATTTAAAGCTTATATTTGATCTTATGAATGCCATTGTTGATGGGAAGCAAAAGATTATAAATAAACTAGATAAACTATCTAATATGAACACCTTTATTAAGACTAAAAATGGATTTAAAGTAACTGGTTCAGAAGGTTATGTTGCCATTGATAAGCTTAAGGGTGGTGCTTATAAATTAGTTGATAGGTTGGAGTTTTCATATAATAACTTCAGCCCTGATGTTATAAAAGGCTGGGACACACCGTCCCGATCCTAATGGAAAACGCGGAAAGTAAGATATGCTAAAGTTTAAAAATTATACCGAGTTAGAAGAAGGTTTTAATGGAGTAGCTGTCGAAGACATGACAGAAGAGCAGTGGGACAATCTGCTTAATGAAGTTTTAACCATACAACAAAGAGTAAAATTAAAACAAGCACTTCGTAGAAATAAAGCCAAGATTAAATTGGGTGCTGCCCGTGCAAGAAAAAGAATAGCTAGTCTCGACGTATTAAGAAAGCGTTCAGTAAGACAAGCTAAAAATGTTTTTGTTAAAAAGTTTCTTAAAAATAAAAGTAAAGCAGATCTATCCTATGCGGCTAGGGGTGCACTTGAAAAGAGACTTAAATCCAAAGGCAGCGCAATTGCAAGACTGGCTAAAAAACTACTTCCTAGTGTTCGCCAGAAGGATCGCAATAAGTTGAGAAAACCTTCAGGTGGACAAAATGCTAAATCTTAAAAGTTTCACCGAATACGTAACCGAAGGCACTAAAGACGTTACAGTTGCTTGGGGTAGATTTAATCCTCCAACAATAGGACATGAAAAACTTTTGGGCGCTGTAGCTAAAACAGCTAGAGGATCTGCATATAAAATATATGCTTCTCAATCAGCTGATCCTAAAAAGAATCCACTTCAATATAAAGACAAAATCAAATATATGCGTAAAATGTTTCCAAAGCATTCACGTAATATAATGATTGACAAAAAGATTAGAACTATTATGGAGTTATTATCATCACTCTATAGTAAAGGTTTTAATAAAGTAACAATAGTAGCTGGTAGCGATAGAGTAACTGAGTATCAAACTCTTGCAAATAAGTATAATAAAGTAAAGGGTCGTCACGGTTTTTATAATTTTGATGGAGGAATTAATATAGTTTCTGCAGGAGTAAGAGATCCAGATGCAGAGGGCGCATCTGGTATGTCAGCATCAAAAATGAGAGCTGCTGCAGCAGATAACGATTTTCAAACCTTTAGTAAAGGATTACCTTCTGGATTTAAAGAAGCTCAAAAGCTTTTTAATGACGTACGTAAAGGAATGAATCTTAAAGAATCATACAAGTATCGCCAACATATTGAACTTGAAAAAGTATCAAATGAAAGAGAATTATATGTTGAAGGAAGCTTATATGAAGAAGGTCAACTTATAGTTATTAAAGAGTCTCATGAAATTGGAAATGTTTTACAATTAGGTAGTAATTATGTATTAATTGAAACCGATAAAGGTAAATTCAGAAAGTGGTTAGATCAAATAGAACCGCTGGAAGGAGCAACAAAAACTTTTAAAGAATACGAAGGGGCAACAAAATGAAAAGTTTTAAAGAAGTATATAGCGAGCAATCTGTTGACGAAGGATATGAGTCAAAAGTATCTCAAAAATTAGACAAAGCCGGAATCGACCATACTTGGAAAAGTGGTGAATTGCGTGTAAGTAAAAGAGATGTAAAAAGTGCTGAAAAGATATTAAAAAGGTTTGCAGGTCCTGGGTTAGGAACAGCTGCTAAAATGATACCTAACATTATAGGTGAAGATTTAGAATATGATCCTAAAATGGAATTAAATGAATCCACAAATTGGAAAGGTGGATCAAAACATGTCAGTCTAACTAGATATTCTGCAAAGGTTGGTATGGGTATTCAAATAACTCAAGATAAGCCTATGCCAGGTGATAAAGTGAGATTTAAAGATGCATATGTTAATTTGCCTTTAAAAGATATTCCAAAGCTAATTAAAGCTTTACAGACCGTTTTCAAAGCGGATCCAAAAGCTCAATTAGGAAATGCTGAGGACTAAAAATGGAAAAGAAAAAACCAATTCAATGGCCATCACAACCTATTGAGGAATAAAATGAAAACTTTTAAGTCTTATCTAAACGAAGAAAAAGTACTTGAACTCAGTGAAGAAGAGTTTGATAAGTATATTGATACGTTAAGTGATAAAGAGCTAGAAGAACTTACTGAATTTATTGGTGGTATTGCAAGAACTGCTAAAAAGGTACTCACAGCCCCAGTGACTATACCTTATAAAGCAGCTAAAGCAGTAGCCACAGGTGTAAAGAAAGTAGCAACATCTACTGCAGTAAAGAAAACTGGATCAGGAATCGGTAAACTAGCTAAAAAGTCAGTTGTTAATAAACAAGGTAATTTTCGATTTAGCACTGCAGGTAGAGCAGATTCAGCTCAAGCTAAACTAGCGAAGTTAAAGAAAAAGGCTGCTGACCGTGCACGACTATCTAAAGCAAAAGCTGGAATAGCTGCATTAAAGAAAAAGCCTAGGAATAAAAGTACGCCAGGTCCTAAGCCTAAACCCGGTGTAAAAACTGAAGATAAACAAATGTTTGTATACCATATACGCGATTGTAAGCAAAAAGAAGGTAACATACATGCAAGGAGTCAAATAGAGGCTCAAGTAAAAGCTAAAGACAATGGTTTTAAAATGCCTATGTCGGTAACAAATAAAGGAGTGTATGATGGTAAGTCTTAAAACGTTATTGGAAAAAACTGACAGAATAAGTACTGTCGATGTTGATCAAAAGAAACGTGATCTAGCAGTCGCTAAAATAAACAAAAAAATAAGAGTTCTTGATCTAGAAGATACAGATAAAGATGAGCCTGGAACACAAGGTGATATGAAAAAATATCAAGCTGCTCGCTCTAAGGTTTTGAATAAATATGGTGTTAAGTCATGTTCTGAATTAGAAGGTGATGAGAAGAAAGCATGTTACGCGGCATTAGATGCGGCTCATGTCTCTGATGACGAAGAAGAAGGAATTGACGAAGGTATAAATCTTTCTGATGCAGATACAGATGCACAGCAATATTCAAATGGAGCTATGAGCGTTAAAAAGATTCCAAGTATGATTGCAAAGAAAGGTGATAAACACCTACATTTGCATATGAAGAGTTATCATAAAGAAAAAGATGGTCAGGCTTTTGCAAAGAAACATGGTTATAAAGTAAGTAATTATGTTAAAACAGGAGCTGGATCTAGAATGGATATTAATAAGTGAAAACTTTTAAATCATATATTAGTGAAAAGTTGGGAAAGAATTCTACAGCCGGTGACTATGTAGATGATTTTAAAAAATCAGATGCACCACAGTTCAAAGGTAAATCTGATAAGAAGAAACAAAAAATGGCAATTGCCGCTTATTTAGATGCGAAAGGGAAATAATAATGCAAACATTTAAAAATTTTATTGCTGATTGGACTGAAGCGGCTAAGAAGAACAAGAAGCCTATGAATCCAATGAGTAAGTTAACTAAGAAACAAAGACAAGCGCTTGCATCACCAGCAGCTAGGGCCAAGCCTAAAAGTCAAGTTTCTCTAGCTAAAATGCCTGCGTGGTTAAAGGCTGGAAAAAGCTATTAAGAGTTTCCCGTAAAAGGGAATATACGTTGAAACAATTAAGGAGAAGTTAATGGAAGTTTTAACAACTGTCAAAAAATGGGCATCGGCGCTTGCAGAAGTTGGTGTAAGTCTTGCTGCCCTTGTCATTATAGCTGAAGTTTTGGGGTTAGGCAATATGCCTTTTATGCCTCAGGGTTTAAGCGTAGTAGATAATGTATCTGCAATGATAGCCAGTTTAGGTTCACAGGGAGTAATGGGTTTAATTGCTGTCTGGATCTTATGGGCAATATGGCAAAGGAAAGACGCTTAATTTATGGATAATATTATGTCATTCATTTTTGGAAAGGATAAGTAGATTTGCAATTGTCAAAAAAATGACAATTAGTACTGTCAAATAATAGTACTGTCAAAATATTGACAATAGCAGTATTCTCTGATAAATAACAACATGGCTAACAAGGTGAATGATAATACTGAAATCGCTCTGCCACTGCGGAATATTATAAGTATGATAGCTGCGGTGGCGGTAGCAACTTGGGCATATTTTGGTATAGTAGAAAGATTAAATAAAATAGAAACTCAGCAAACCCTAATGCTTAGTGACCTTGAAAAGAATACTGAATTCAGGATTAAATGGCCAAGGGGTGAAATGGGTTCTTTACCAGCTGATAGTGAACAGTTTATGCTTATTGAGCATTTAGCTCTTCAACTAGAAAAGCTGGCAGAAAACATAGAGTCTGGTAAAGCTCCTTATGATCAACAACAAAAGTTGACATTAGAGTTTTATGAGACTAGGATAAAAAAGTTGGAAGAGAAAATCGACCGACTCAAAAACGGCGGTAACGAGTAATGATAGATATATTTTCAGGTTTTATTTTGATGATGTTTATGGGAGGTGACCCAGCAGATAAACCTACAGAGTTTACTCCTAGGGATTCACTTTCTCATTGTTTAGCCACTAAACGCAAAGTACTTAGAACTCAAGGAACTGGCGGACCTCAGTGGGTGTGTAAACAAGGTAAAATTGAAATGAAAGATTTTAACGGAAAGATGCATCCAGTACAATTATTAGAGGATTAATTTTATGGCAGATAAATGGGAAGATCGATTAACCCGAATTGAACAGAAGGTTGATAAGCTAGCGGAGGTCCTTGTTTCTTTAGCAAGAGCAGAGGAGAAAATACACGCATTGCAAGATGATCACACAAATATGTCAGAACGGATGAATAATTTCTCCGAAAAACTGGATAACATTCAAAAAGCAGTAAACGAGAACACTAGAACTATCTCGATTATAAATAGATTATTCTGGATAGTAATTGTTGCGGGAACAACAGTTATTGCCAGTCAAATATTAATGTAGGAAAGGCAGCGCTCATGTATACAGAGAACTTAACGAAGAGCATCGCTCAAATTTACACGAGCATGCAAAATCCCAATTTAGAAAATGAACAAAAGGAAGTAATTGAAGTGATAAAAGAAGAACCGGCCAAAGCAACTCATGATGCATCACCAAAAGCAGCAGAAGTTGAAGACGAGCAAAATCCAAATTTACCTAGTCAAAAGGACATGGCTACTAATACTAAAAAAACATTAGACATGCACCGTGACAAAGTTGATAAAAAAGACTACCCTGCTGATACTAACAAGCATGGTGGTGAAAAAATGAAACAATCCCCTAAACCGGGATCTAAAACTTTGAAAGATATAAGGAGATAATAATGATAAGTAAACCGGGTTGGCTTGAAGAAGCAATTGCGAGACCTGATGGCTATTACACCGAAGATGGTGAAAAGCTAAAAGGAGCAAATCTATCTGCAGAACATATGGCAGAATGGAATGGAACAAGCGCACCAGCGCCTGCACCAGAACCAGAAGTAGAAATGTTAAATGAAGCTCCTTCATCTAAATCAATGGATGATATGAGTAAAAAAGAATTAGAAGCCTTAGGTCGTCAACATGGTATTGAATTAGACAGACGTAAGAGTAAATCAGATTTGGTTGAAGAATTAAACGAACACTTGGAAGAGTAATATATAATCAGGTAAGACAAAATTACCTGAGGATATTATGAAATTACTTGATGAGTTAACGAATAAAAACTTTTTACTTTATGCGTCTAAACATTATGCAAACCAGCAGTGTACCTCAATGGAGGAGTTTAAAGATGATATACAACGTTTTAAATATCTCAAAAGACTCTTTAAAAGATATTCAGTTGCTGGTGATTTACAAGAACGGTTGATACTAAATCATATTATAATAATTAATAATGTATTTGGTATCCCAGCAGCGACTAAAATGTTATTCTTTAAAGTTGAAGAACAACATTATCCAGCTCTAAAAACCTTTCTTGTATATTTGAATTATTTGAAAGAGGAACTCTATGTTGATGTTCCTTTGGATATAAACATTATAAGGATATTAAGAGGAATCTAATGGGGATAATTTCAAGAGCAGCAGATACATACTACACGTATCGCTTTATCAAACATCTTGTTACTCCATGGAAAAAGATGAAAGCCTTTGAATTAGGCTTAATTGATGCAAATGGAAAACGATTAAAAAGTCCAGAAACATCAGAAGAAAAATCTGAATATAGTTATTTCCATAGATTAATTTTTAATCTAAAAAGAATATTGGAAAAACTTCCATTTGGAAAATCGAGATTAGCATCATACGCTGCAGCTTTATTTCTTTTAAAAGAAAATGGGCAACTAACAGATGAACAATTAAAGACTGTTCTTCAACGACTAGAAATAGATACAGATTCATTTTTGCCAGAAGACACTCAATGGTATCAAGACAAAAATGGTAATTTAGTTCCTGGTGAATATAAGCTTACACAAGATATGGCATCACCTTTAACTGGAGAAACTATTGCTAAAATGAATACTAAAATCATTGTAAATGAAGGTCTTGGTCCAATTGGCCATATATTTGAAGAACCTATTTTTAAAGTACATCATGTACCCACTAAACAATCAATTTATATTTCAACTCAGGATATTACAAGATGAAGACATTTCAAGAAATAAGAGAAGGAAAGTTTCAATCAAGAAGACCTTCTAGTAAAGAAGTTAAAATGGCAATTGGTATTGCAAATGACCGCAGATACAAACAAGGTAATATGACAGGCGCTGTAAAGGCGATTGAAAAAATCAGAGATGGATTATCAGATTATCCAGAAGTTGCAGCCGCTTTGAAAAAGGCAAATGAAAATGTTGAAGAAGGTAAAGCTTATGGTCCTACTGGAATAGCATATTCTGTTAAGAAGGGTCACCCTGATGAAGTAGATCCTAGGACAAAGAAAAAATATCCAGATAGGCAAACTGCTAAGTACAAAAAGCAGTGGGCTAAATCTAATAAAGAAGAAGTAGAAGAAGACGCACCAGCT